CACGCCCAGCGAGGGGGACGTGCTAAGATGGAGCGCGGTCACCGGGATGTGGGAGGCCCGCGCTCCCGAGGGGCAATACGACCCGGGCGCGGGGGTGCTGATCGCGGGGAGAAGCATCAGCGTGGATGCAGCTACCGTGCCGAGTTACTCGACGGGAATTGGTGCGCCGACAGGGAACTGCCAGGCGGGCGGGGATTACTACGTAGATCTGGCAGCGCAGCGGCTGTATTTTTGCGGTGCGGGCAGTAGCTGGCGCGCCGTAGCCAGTGCCGGCGACGCGGTAAGCTGGGGCAGCATTACGGGCGACCTCAGCGCGCAGGGGGATTTGTGGTCAGCCCTGAACCAAAAGGCGGACCGCTCGCATTCCCACAGCCTGGGTGGTGATGTCACAGGCGATCTTACAGCGGCGACGGTAGTACGGCTTCAGGGACGAACGGTATCGAGCGAAGCGCCAAGCGACGGGCAGGCCCTGGTGTGGAGCGCAGCTGAGTCGAAGTGGAAACCATCTACGGTGAGCGGAGGTGGAGGGAGCTTCAACGCGCTGGATGAGGCCGTTCTCTGGTATCGTGAGAATTTCCCGAATAAAGCAACCACATCGAACAGCATAGGCACCTACGGATGGGAACTGTCCTGCAGCAGCGGCACGGTAAGCCATGTTGGCACTGGCAACGGGTCAAAGGCGGTACGGTTATCCAGCGCTGCAACGAGCGGCAGCTACTGTGCCATCCTCCTTGGTAGCGTTGGGACAACGGGCACGGTGGTCGGCGCGATCGGAAGCTATGCTGGCTGGGATTCGATATTTCGCTTCCGTCTGTACACCACCTCCAACGTGAAAATGTTCGTCGGTTACCTAAAGGGTAGTATGTATGACCCTTGGGCCAATGCTCACATTGGACTCAGTTTCGACACAACCGCGGGCGATACACAATTTGTTTTCTCTACGTACAACGGAACAAATGGCACTCGTATTGCATCTGGGGTGGCGGTGGACACAAACTGGCACAAACTCAGAATTCGCTCTACGACGTCGGGCACTATCGTGTTCAACCTGGATGATGGTACAGACGTAAGCATTAACACTAACGTTGCCACCACCACCGCTATGGCTCCTGCCTTCTACATCAACACGCAGGAAGCGGTCGCCAAGACTATTGATGTGCTGCGCTGGTATTGGAGTGGTCCAGATGTCAGGTAGAATCGCCGCTGCAATTTTCCTGAGCACGCTGTGCGCGGCGCAGACATTGCGCCTGCGCTATGGTGGTCCGTCGTCACTGTATCACGTGCGGAACGTGTCCGCGGACACGCCTGCGGTAGTGACGGTCTGGCGGCATACGACGGGCAAGCAGGAGCATGACCTTTCGGATGGCGACGTCGTCTATCTGCAATTCGTGCCTGGTTGCCGCGAGGCAAACGGTTACAGGAGAGTGGTCAACAGCAACCGGGCAGCCGGGACATTTGCGATTGCCGACCTGAACAACAACCCGATCACCTGCTCGTATCCTTTCGATCCGACATACGAATCCGGACTGGCAGGTAAGGTTGGGACATACACACTTCGCTCCGACAGGCCGCGGATCTTCCTCCCGGGATCGGGCGATTTGCTTACCCGTTCCAAGGACCCGGACGGAAGCGGTCCCCAGGTAGCTCCCGTGGCGACTGAGAATGACATTCCCTGGCAGAGGATCATTTCCACCTACGCCCCCTACATTACGCCGGGTTGCGACGGGTCCACGCGCGAGCTGTGTCCCAACGAAGAGACAGTGTTGGACAAGGGGGATGCATCGGGAATCCAAGGCTGGGCTGCGGTGGCAGCCGCTTACGCCTGGTTTGCGGATAATTCCAAGACAGGATACCTGAACCTGGCGCGCTACCTTATAAACAATGTGGAACGCGCAATGATCACAAACACCGCCGGACTTCGTACGGGCTTGGGGTTTCCGTGCGACATCACGACGGACGGATGTGGATGGGGGTCAGGGACAGACTGGGCTTCTATCGGAATGTTCAACTTTGCCCTGGCCTATGATTTGATCCGGGACCAGTTGAGTGCAGCAGAGCGGCAGGCGTTCGCGCAGAAGATGCTGAACGGGTGGGGCGGTGAGCATGATTGCCAGAACCAACTCCAGAAGCAACAGGGGTCGGCAAGCCTGACCCAGGGATCACATACCGTCACGGGAAGCGGATTCTCCGTCTACTCACCAGGGGACGGGGTTTACTTCAAAACTACCATGAAGTGGGGGAGCACGGGAAGCTGGGGGTACGTTGTCTCGGTGCAAAGCGACTCGGAAATGTATGTGAACTTTATTTCCGGCTCCAGCAAAACAGCAGGTGCTCCGACCACAGTGAGCGGCGTGGATCATTATCGCGTGCTGCCGTGGGACTCGACCAAGTGTGGGGCGGCCTTCCTGTGCAGCGGACAGCAATACAACGTGGGCGCGGTAGTGAGGAGGGCCGTTTCCACGCTGGCGTCGGCGGTGGACGCATCGGCTACCACGATCACGCTGGTGAACGCCGGAAGCTTCCCTGAGCAGGCACCCTTCTACGTGGTCTGCGAATCGGAAGTGATGCTAGTGCTGGAGCGACAGGGCAACCAGTTCACCGTTCAACGGGGGCAGATGTACAGTACCGCGGCGGCCCACGGGGCAGGCAAGCCGGTAGTGTGGAGCAGCCAGCTTCAGGGTGGGGCCGGCTCCACAACGGGTCCGGCGGCCTACTTGGGGATGGGCTGGGAGCACAATCTGACGGCCCAGAAAGCCGTGGGGTACCTGCTGACTGCGTTTGCACTTGCAGGGGATGATCCCAGGGCCGCGGCCTACGCTGAGCAGATCTGGAATTGGTACTACGATGCGCAATACATCATGAACAATAAGGAGTATTGGTCTGGCCCGACCCAGGGAGGTCTCCAGAATCAAGGCTATCAATGGGGCCGCTGGCAGGGTACGCACTGGCGTGTAGGGCTGGTTGGTCGGAACGCCTTCCAAGAAGGGCCAATCGAGGTCATGGACGACTATTTCTGGCGAGGCTTGCGGACGGTGTACCTGTGGACTCCGCCCTCTGTCTGGAATCGCATGCCCTACGAAACTACCATTGGAGACCCATATTCAAATGTGTCGCTGGGTTGGACGGCAATGGCGGCCACGCTGTGGCCCGGGGAGGAAGCGGCGCGAGCGACTTTCTGGTACCGGAATCTGAGCGGCCTGATGGATTCCTTGACAGGCAAGACCGCGGCATGGCACGCCGCATATGCTCCGCCTTCAGCTCCGCAGATTGACCCCCGCCAAACCGTAAACCCGTGGAGCTTTCATGATGAGACAGATTTTAATCCTAGTGCCTATCACGGGCTATTGGTGAGCAAGAAAGACTGGAGCGACACGGCGGGCATGTTGATCGCTGGGGCGGGGTACAGCTGGCCGCGGGATCATGATATAGATCAGGGAATGTATCTGCCGGGCGGATATTCTATCTTCAAGGGGCGAAAGCTGCTGTTCGGTTGGGATAACTCTTACGGTACTGGGGGATCAGGAAGTAATTGGCTGTCCTTGGCGAATGGCGCGTCCTCGCTCAAGACCGTGAATTACGCTCCGTGGTTCTCGGGATCCCAGGGCGGGCAGGTCAACCAGATTGACCGCAAGCACGGGGACTCGAATTATGTTTACGCGCGCGGCAACTTTACGCAATCTTGGAAAAGCGATGCAGCCGTGTTGCGTGATCATCGGCATTTCCTGCACATCAAAACCGATCCCGAGTACGTGGTCGTGTTTGACGATGCCGCCCTGTCTGCCGCCAAGGCAGCCAAGACGAACCTCCAGTACTTCCTGCGCGGGGATACGGCATCCACGTTTTCTGCCTCCAGCGACTACCGCGACATCACTTTCCGGAAACCTACGGATCCCGCGGCAATGATCTCGACAAAGGTGCTGTTCCCAGATGGGGCCAGCCCAACGGTGAGCTATGTCCAGACCAGCTACACGCACAAGGTGACGTTCGACTGGGGCACCACAACCTCGGTGCGCATGATCGCCGTGCACCGGATTGCCACTGGCACCTCAGACGTCATGCCCACGGTTAGTTTGCTAACTTCTGACTCATCCACCTATGCGGTACAAATCGCAGATTCTTCCTACCCAGTTGTGGTTGCACTGCCGGCAAATGGCGCGGACGCGCAATCGCGATCATTCACAGCTACGGCGAGCGGGACCGGCAGCATAATTGTGACGGGCCTGACTGGCGGCACCTACGACGTGTACCGCAATGGCGGACGTTTATTGGATGACGTAACCGTAGCCTCCAACGACGGTACAATCGCCGTGCACAATACCACAGTCGCCGGCGAATGGCTTGTTACTGCCGTTCCTCCCCCAGAGCTGAACATAGACAAGACCAACCTAAGCTTCACGTCAGAAGGCAATGTACCGGCTCCCCAGACTTTTACGGCTTACTGTGTAGGAGGTAGTTGTACGATCAGTGCTACTGAGTCTGTGCCATGGCTCGACGTAAAGCCGGCTAGTGGCAACAATTCGGTAGAGTTTACAGTAAGCTGCAATCCGCTTGGGCTAGCACCTGGGATCTACAGTACCGATATTACGGTGTCTGCTCCGGGGACGAATGGCAGCCCTAAAACTGTGCATGTTACGTTATCCGTTACGGAGCAGTTACGTGGTGGAGCGACTGTTAAGTCATTCAGGCTGCGAGGGCAAGTAAAAGTCAAGTGAGGTTTATCCAACAACGCCCAAGAGCGCACAGACTAGAGTAGGCTTTGGCGATGATAACGAATCGTGCAAAGGATCTAGCCGTAAAGTTAATCAAAGAGCTGGAAGGATTTATCCCCACTCCGCAGTGGGATGTAAATGGCTGGGCTATCGGTTACGGCACGCACTTGGAAAATCCTCCCAAGCAGATTACCGAACAGGAAGCTGAATCGCTATTGCGCCAATGTGTGGACCGTATTGCAGAGCAGATAGTCCAAGCTATTAAAGTACCGTTAGCCGATCATCAGTGGGCGGCACTAATCAGCTGGGCCTATAATGTAGGCATAGCTGCTGCGCTGAAGTCCAAGCTGATTGCAGCTCTTAATCGTGGCGACGCCGCGGAGGCCGCACGCCAATTCGAGCGTTGGGTTTACGTTAAAGGCAAGCGCCTGCCTGGGCTTGAGGCTCGGCGCAGGCGCGAACGGGCCGTGTTTGAAGGCAAGGAGGCAATATGCTAGCACTGCTAATCTTAGCAGCCCAATTGGCTGCGCCCAAGGGTTACTTTATCGTCCTAGACAGACCGGTGGTTACGGCATCCGAGCCGCAACAGCGCATCCGGCAGCGCATCCAGCATGCAGAGCGCCAGCAGGCGAGCATCACAAATTGGCTTACACAGCGCAAGATACAGCACAAACGGTATTGGCTAGGGAACCGCATCTACCTGCCCCAAGCGGATTCCAAGCTAATTGAGCAGCTTAGGCAGGCGGGCTACCGAGTAGAGCCAGAGCAAATCATTCAGCTAGAACCCGCACAGCCTGAACCCGCCAATGCAGCCGGAATCCAGCCCGGCGTACAATTCGTTAAAGCTCCTGATTTGTGGTCCTTAGGGTTGGAAGGGCAGGGCGTTCTGGTGGCGACCATTGACACTGGTATCTACCCAAACCATCCCGACCTGAAGGACGCGTGGACTGGCATATTCCACGACCCTGCGAACATTTGTGGCAACGCTGGCCCTTGCGATAACAATGGCCATGGCACGCATGTCGCCGGTACGATTCTGGGGCGTAATGGAATCGGTGTAGCGCCAAAAGCCAAGCTGATGGCTTGCAAGGGATGCGAATCGGCTTGGTGCTCTGAATCTAGCTTGCTTGATTGCGCGCAATGGATCATTGACAAACATCCTGCCGTAGTAAACAACTCATGGGGAGGTGGCCAAAGCGATTGGTTCCGCGATGCTGTAGATGCTTGGCTTGATGCCGGCATTTTCCCCGTGGTGGCCGCCGGCAATGCTGGGCCATACTGCGGCACGGTTGGCAGCCCAGGCAACTATGCGACATCGTTCACAGTGGGGGCGATTGATGTCAACAATGGCCAGATTGCGCAGTTTTCTTCACGCGGGCCTGGGGATACTATCAAACCGGATGTTACAGCTCCTGGTGTATCGGTGCTGTCGGCTTGGCCCGATGGCGGCTATATGCAATTGTCTGGTACTTCAATGGCTACGCCACATGTTACGGGGATCGTGGCTTTGCTAAAGCCACTTGGTTTCCCTAATGATAGGATTGCAGAGGCCTTGCGGCAGTCTGCACAGCCAGTTAACGACAAAACTTGCGGCGGTAATGATCGTGCCAACAATACATACGGCTACGGCTACGTTGATGCGTTGGCAGCTTACAACTATCTTAAGCAAGGCCCACCCCCGCCACCACCCGTGGACCAGCCACCTACGATAACGATCCTAGAGCCGACAAATGGGCAGCAGTTTAACTGTGGCGACCTGATTGTAGCTAAAGCGCAAGCCGTGGACAAGGAGGATGGTGACTTGTCAGCTCAGATCGTGTGGTGGTCCAATTACCCATTCTGGAAGGGTTCCACAGCGGAACTAATCGGCCCTACAGGCAAAGGCTGTGAGCTTGGCTGGCATTTGATTAAAGCCACAGTTACCGATTCGGCTGGCAATCAAGCCGAAACGCAGGTTTGGGTTTACGTGATAAAGCCATGAAGCTGATTAAGAGCATCCTTTCCCTAGCCCTATGGTTGGCTGCCTTGGCATTTGCGTGCTGCGTGACCTTGGCAGCCTACCGATTTGCTGAAGCCCTTGTGCACATTACTCGCACGATTGATGAGTTTCCACGACTGCTTAAGCAGGAATTGCGGTTGCAGGCGCAAGCCAGCCGCGAGGAAATCCAGGCCACCCGCGCCGCCCTAGTTGCTGAAATCCAAGCTACGCGCCGCGACCTACGCGCCGAGTTAGCCTTAACACGCAGTGCCGCCGAAAGGCAAATTGACAGCTTGGCCAGCAGACTGGATGCAAGGCTTGCAGACGTAACTGTGCGTGCAGACCAGCGCTTGGGGCAGGCTGTAGATGTAATAGACCAACGGCTTGGCGAGGTTACGCAACAGCTAACGCAGTCCATCGCCAATACGGATCAGCAGGTCACACAGCTTGCTGGCGATACCGACCGGATGATCAAGTTAGTCACTCCACAAGCTTTGGGGACAATTGCTGCTACCAAAGTGGCTGCAGGGGCCGTAGCTAAGACGGCTAAAACATGGGAACGCGAAACGCCCGCCATCGCCCAGAATGTAAGGCAGACCACTAGCAATGCAGCCAAAATTTCACGATTCCTTTCCAAGTGGAAAGTTCTTTTGGCTGTCGGCGGCATTGCAGCCGCCGCTATCGGCCTGCACTAAAAGTTTTGTAGCGTAAGAAACTCATCATAGGAGGTATGGAATGAAACGACTGCTGACCGCATTACTGGCCACCATTGCCTTGGCCGGTGAGTTGCCCAAGGACTTTGTTGCTGCCGGCGTTGTCCATAATCCTTACGCTGCGCCGCAGGTAAATGGTTGGGCAAGCTACGCCAAGCTGGTCACGGATAGGCGAGTTTACCTGCACAGCACGGTAGATGTTACGTCTGCTACCAAAATTCCCTTTACGGTGCAGGTATCCTACCGTGCCGGCGTGGCTACGCCTGTTTTGGAGAACTTCGGCCCATTTACTGTGTTCTTGTTGGCCGAGGCCGGCATGGCTGCAGCGCAAGACAACGTTGGTGGCGCATGGTCTGCGGGCGGGGTTCTGGTTACTGGGATCCACCGCGGGTGGAAACTCCTGGTACCAGTGCGGGTAACCAAGACCGCTTTGTCCGACTACCAAGCCAGCGTTGGAATCGGCTTTGGCTGGGGGAGGTGAGAAAGTCGTGGAAAAGGTTTGGAAGTTTATTGTGCAAAGCTTGGGGGCAGCTGTGGCTTGGTTCTTGGCATTACCAACAGTACTATTAGCCTTGCTGATCCTGATGGGACTTGACATTCTGGCCGGTATTATTTGTGCGGGCAAGCGCAAGGAAATTTCGTCCGATGCCAGCTTTAGCGGAACGGCTCGCAAGGTCATGGAGCTGATTCTAGTGCTAGGTGTTTATGCGTTGGCTTGGGGCCTTGGCTTGCCTAAGGAACTAGGATCAGCCGCTGCTGGCGCGTTTTGTGTTACCGAGCTGATTTCGATTGTCGAGAATGCTTCTGCCATAGGCGTACCGATTCCGAAAGTCATAACCGACCTGCTTAACAAACTCAGCGCCGGTGAAAAGCCAAGTCAGTCCAATGGCTGATTTTGATGCCTGCTTTGCCCATATTGCAGACTTAGCCGGTGGCCCTACCAAAGTGGCTGGAGTTAAATTGCGCAGGCGGATTCCTTGCATAGATGCCCAGCGCGTTCGCGATTACTGCCGCTGTGGCTTGTGGGACAAGTACCGCGTCGGTCTGCTTGCAGACCAGCGCCTGGCCTGCGCTGTCCTGCTTAGCCTGATCCGGCTGTGCAACAGTCGCCCCATCCGATTCCTGCATGAAGCTGCCAACAAACTTGGCACCAAGCTAAGCATTGATGCCCTACTTGACGATGATGACGCCGCTGCCATCAATGCTGTAAAAGATCAGGACGTTTTGCTGTGGAACTATAAAGTGCTGGTAGCTAAATGGCTTGAATACCGCGCTTGGCTGGCTGGCAAGGATAAGCCTAAGTGGCTAGAGCAACTGTTACGAATTTGAAGGCTCCTCTAGCAATTGGGCCAAGCGCTGCAATCCGCGGGTCGCATTGTTGCCAAGTGCCACGATTGCTTCTCGGAGCTGTGCTTTGTCGTACCGGCTTAGCTCGGCAAACGCGCGAATCTGTTGGGATTCCTGTCGAGTAGGCCATGTACCATGGTCTTCAGGGGAACGCATGGGCATAAGCATGCATTTTACATCCCCAGCGCTTGATTCGATGGTAATGGGCAGGTCAGCTGCTGCAACTCTTAGCAGCGCAGGGTAGTTCTTAGGCTTGCCCGCAACAGCTAGCATAGTCTGGCATACTTTGACCAGCAGCTGCACATCCACCATTACGGATGCCACAGCAGCATCTGCAGGCCAACTAATGCGGTGGATTTCGTTTATGGCATCCTGTACTTCATCGGGGCTAAGGTCGCTTTGGACCTGAATCCACTTTTGGCCAGTGCGGGCACGTAGACCAACCCACACTATGGGGTCGGAGCTTTTGGCTAGCTCTTCAGCGACGCTTTCTGGTATAGCTACAGTAGGAACGTTCTCTGCGCTATGTAGAGCTATAATTGCCGCACGCCCCGGCGCATCTACAGCCGCAATAACATTAGGGGTAAGGAGCACTCGCCCCGTGAATTTGCGTACCTGGGTTTTGTTGGAGTGACACAGTTTTGCCACGTTGAACCGCTTTGGATCCATTTGGTCAAACAGCTCCATGTGATGCCTCCTCGTATTCCGTGATGGAACTTTTGAATGTCGCTTTTCAGTGATTCCCTGCCACGCCTCGCCCTGCCCGGCCCTGCCCGGCCCTGCCTAGCCCAGCCGGGCCCAGCCGCGAGTAATTCGTTTACAATGGCAGCATGGCGCTTGGACGGGTTTTAGCCGCGCTTCGCAGCAAGCCGCCGCCAAAGCGCCAATAAATGCACCTGCCTTGCCCTGCCTTGCCCTGCCTTGCCCTGCCCCGCCTCGCCCCGCCTGGCCCCGCCTAGCCTCGTCCTGTCTGTCGCTAACGCTTAACACTTAGGAACTCCTCGATTAACTTATGGAGTTCCATTAGCGCACTTACCACGGTCTGATCATTGCGATCAATCAGATTGCACACGATCAGATTCCGCACCTGGTTGATAAAGAACAGGGCCGGTGGCCCGCCAGCACGGCGATTGCCTTCAACCTGCTCCTCCGATAATCGCTTTCCAGCAAACGGGCGCAGCGTGCCTTTGATTGGAATTTGGCGCACGCCGTCGTAGGCAAACTTCCTTACTGTCAAGTTTTCCAGCTCAACAACCCTGATGCGCAATGCTTGTGCAAGTTGTACTTTCTCGATCCCATATTGTTCTGCCAAGCTTATGCACCGAGCCTTGTCGTAAGGTGTAAGCTTTTCGCCATGTGCTGCATTTAGTGCAATTGCATCTAGCAGCAGATCAGCTTCGCTTTTGTAGTCCCGCCACTCTACAGCAATGGCTGCGTCTGGCGAGATGCGCAGCACGGCCTTAACGCGGTGGAAGCCATCTACCACTCGCCTTGACTGGCGGTCAGCTATAATGGGTGGCAATTCACAGCCTGCCTCGATCGCTCGCCGCAGATCCGCAACGTGCATCGGGTTGACTTGGTGGCGTGGGTACAGGTTATAATCCAGGATCAACTCTGCTGCCCGAACTTTTTCAATGGCTGTGTCGGTCAGCATGCTTACTTCCTCCCGTTAGGTGATGTAATCAGTTCAACCCAGAACCTACCAAATGGTCCGCCCCTTTCCGGTCGGTAATCACCGATTCCGCAAATCTGGCCGCCACGTGTAAGTGCATCAAGCAGAATTTTGTCTAATTCTTCCGGTCGTGTGACTGTAGTGGCGTCAAGAATGAACTCTACGTCTGTAGCCCATTCCATGATCTTTGGTCGTGCGCGTATAATGCCCTGCCGCTGGACAACAACACGCTGCAAATCTATCACGTAGTCTGATTTTGTCAGCGGTTTGCCGGTTTCCGGATGGAAGAGCCAGCACGGTTCGCTGAAGTCCAAGTTCAACATGCATCTAGCAAGAAACTTCGCGGCGGACATCTTACCGATCTTCAGACTCTTCGCGCCCGATAGCGCACACGAGCGGATCGCAGCGAATTTTACATAAAGCCTGCCGTCGTCTGATGCATACAAGTTAGCCTCTGCCTCCTCTTCCGGAGACGGTACGCGGCAGCTTTTCACTGCGACACCAGCCGACATTGTACCGGACGGATTGTGCATCAACAAGGGTGTCATCCCGATTAGGCGAAGACGCACCCTATGCGCATTAATTACTGGCTTGCCAAAGCCAATTCTTTCGACCACTGTAGCCATTGTTTACCTCCTTATTGTAGTTAGATTTGCCGGATTTCTCCGGCGGAAACTTTCCTGACATTCATGCGACCGCATAACCTTGCCATGCCTTGCCCTGCCTTGCCGCGCCTGGCCGCGCTACGCCCGACTCACCTTACCGGACAAGCCCTCATGCATCACCAACGATCCTGCATGGCACTTTCTGTCGCCAGCAGGCATCCTTGGCTGCACAGATCCATAATCTTAACGGCCAAGCTTTCCAGCTCCCTTGACACTTCAGCCTCTGCTGGTAACACTGCATAGCCCCGCTCGAACACTAACAGTTTCCACCACCGGTTTGCCGCCATCTTCAGCCTGCCGCAGCAGTCACACTGCGTTGTCACTACGTTCATTGCTGCCTGCCCCTAGGAACTTAAGTTCCAGCCAACGCGCGATATAATCGCACAGACTGGAGGCAAATGGGATTTGCGCATTCGTAGTCTTGCCGGCAGGTTCAAACCGCATACCACGCAGCTTTTCAACAATCGCCGCTAGTGGCACGCCATGCTGCAAAGCTGCAGACACAAGCTGCGCCACGGCGTGGGCCATGCCACGCTCGAAAGTTCCAACTTTGTCCACGGTTATGAATAACTCGCTTGGCCGCCCATCCTGGCAAAGTCCAACTGTCAGGTAGCCCTTTAGCGACCCGATGCGGAACTTGTGTGTTACCGAGGCGTACTCACAAGGCATCTGTTGCTGCATCACTTGCACCCCCAGACAAAATCTGCTCCCAATAGTTCTGCCCATAGCCAATGCGATGTACGGGCGAAGTGCCCAGTTTGCGCAAAGCTTCACGGTGCTTGGGAGTTATCGTGCCGTGGTTGCTTTCCAGCCCGTAGCCTGGCCAGAACTTCGACCAGCCCCAGAACAGGCTGTCAACATAAACCTTGGCCACGATGCTGGCAGCCCCAATTAGGTAGCTGTTGGCGTCACCGTCAACAAGCTGGACGATTTCTACATCCCCTACCAAGGATCGTATTGTTTCGGCCTGCACGCGGTCCTTAGCACCATCAACTAAGATGACAGACGGCTTTACCTCCAGCATTTGCAGCAACATCCATGCTGCAACGGCCATGGCCCTGTCGCGCATCGCCTTTAGGCTGGCATGGCGGCATGTTGCTGCCGGCACTGGCACCACGCTGAATGTGCCATGATTGACGATTTCACTGAAAGCTTTAAGCCGCTGCTTGTGGGTAAGTTTCTTGGAATCATTAATGCCGGTGAGTTCTGGCGGCAGCGGGAGCCAGCATGCAGCCACAACCACATCGCCAGCAAATGAAGTGCAATAGTTGCACTCGTCAATCCCGATCGCATTGGTTAAACTGTTCTGAACCTCGTACTGCTGGCTCACCATTCCTTTGTTTCCTGCCATAGGTATTATACGGGACTCGCCTCCATTCCATACTCGCCTAGCGAACTCCCCTCCAGTCTCTGCATAGCGTGATCAATCACCTTCCCTGCATCACCAGTCCAAACCATAGCGAACACTGGCATGCCGAGCTTCTTGTAGGCTTTAATGCGGCTGTCAGTATGGACTTGGAATGGATTGTAGCGGGGGTCAGTCTTGCCCACTGGGCTGTGGTCCATTACATCCACGTAAATTAGCCCTAGCTTGCCGGCAGCCCTGCGCGTCCCACGGCCATAACGCTGGATCGCACCGGATTCCGACCGGCCTGCACCGGCGTTGATGATTACTGTGACCACACGAATGTCTATGCCCTTGGCAAAGATCTTGGAAGCCAATATCAATGGCAGCTGGCCTTGGTCCATGGCCACTTTGGCAACGTAGCGCTCATCCTTTGGGCGCTGGCCGGTAAGCAGTTCATGGCGTACATCAGCCAAGCGCCGCGACAATTCCTGCAAGTGCTGGATTCGTTCCGCTAGGATGATCGTTGGCAGTTTACGCTTTATGGCCTCCCTAGCCAACAGCTCTATGCAGCGGTTGCGCCTTTCATTGTGGCTGATCAGGTGATAGTAAAGCCGCTCATAGTTGCCGCGGAAGCCGTATTCGGGGAACAGCAACTGGCACACGACCCCAGGGGCAATGTAGCCTTCGCGCACACCCTGCTCGATCGGGTAAGTGTAAATTACTGGCCCAGCCAAAGCGGCAGCGGGCATGCGTATGTGGTCTTTGTCCAGTTCCAAGGTTGCTGTTAACCCGTAAACGGCAAGGGGCTGGATGGTGTCAAACAAATCCGTACTGCGCCGGTTCAGGGCCAAGTGAACCTCATCAAAGATTACTACCTGCAAGTCCTTACACCATTGCTGGAACTGTTGACTGTGGCGGCGCTTGTGCAGAGTCTGGACTGTGGCTACGGTTACACGTTCAGGCTGAAAGATGCCTGCCCCAATGATGCCTACACGCTCCCCTACAAGGCACTGGCCTAATTCGTGCCTGGCTTGCTCTAGCAGAGTAAGCTCATCCACGATAAAGCATGCCTTACCCACCAGCCGGGAAAGGAACGCTCCTGCCAGAAATGTTTTGCCACTGCCGGTACAATTCAGAACAATGCCGCCAGTGTTACTGGCGCGGATCATTGCCTGGACACATTGGCGTTGATAGTCGCGGATGCGACTTTCAACTACATCTGGGAATGTATCGCGAAATTTTGGAAACCGCCTGCGATCATCAATTACTATTGGCCCGAGTTTAGCCTCGATAGCCGATCTTTGCGCCAGGAACAAGCCGGTAGATACAACGCCACGGCGCATAAGGTATAGATAGCCATCCCATGCGCCGGACTGGTACTTTTCGCTGTACTGCGCTCCTGGGACAAAATATCGGAAGAATTCGCGCAGCCGTAGTTGCTCCGATGGCAGGCATCGGAAGTATGTTCTGCGGTTGGTAAGTACGGCCCGGATCATCAGTAGTTGCGGACCTCCCAGAACAAAGTGTTCCAGCCAAGGACCCCAACACTAATGGGGTACGTTGACAGCTCGACAACGCTGTCACTGTAGTCGTGCAGTATTGCCAAAAGTGTGTCCATGCTGGGCGGATCAAGGTAAGCGCGCAGTAAGTTTACAGCCGTTAGGCCATTGGCGTAACTCATCATCGCGTAGGCTTGGCGCATTCCCACTCCAGAATGCAAGCAATAGTGCATGTCCAGGAATCTAGGGCTGTTCATCACCTCGGCTTGTAGCACTACAATGCGATCCGGTGCACTTTCGTCAAGCAGCAATTCATCTTCCTGGTAGCCGGCCTGCACTAAGCGCTTGCATAGTTGCAAGGCTTGTTTAACCGTCATTCGGTAGCGCTGGGCTTGGCGGCTGTTGATTCTGGTTGTCCGCAGGCTGACGCGTTTTGGTAACTGGCTGGCATTCCTCGTCGCCAGGTCCAGGAACTCGGGAAACGACCACTGTCGCAGAATATTGCCAAGCATTAACCTGCGCGAGAGTGCGTAGTACGCGGCCTTGCTGTTCACACAAAGCTTGGGCACGCTTGCGCCACTCATCGTACAACCTCCACGATCGCTCGTTGACGCTAACGCGGGACTTGACTTGGGGTTCAAGCAACCGTTCGACCATGGACAAAGCGTCCAAACGGCCTTCGGCCAAGTTTTCCAGTACGGTAAAACACAAATCTAGGGCATCGGCAGCTTCAAGCAAGCGGCGCTCCTCGTCAGTAATTGTCACAGTGCCGAACTGCTGTAGAAACTGGCGCTCGTCTTGGTCCAAGGATTGGCGCACTTGTGGATTGCGCCAACCTGCTGGGGCTGGCAAATCGCCAGTGTATTGCTCCCCTAGGTCGTGCAGCAACAATGCACGGACTAGGTTTGGGGTGACGTTGTCGGCAATTTCATACAAGATTAACAACGCGCCGAATGTGTGTTCCGCCACGGTCTGGCGGCGGAAGAACGGCTCCGTGTGGAACCGCAGCACTTGCCCGCCACGACGCATTAGCCACAAGCGTTTGAACTCGTCACAACCATCCATTGGCTTACCCCACTTTGCTGCTGTTGGCGCTTGTTCCACCGTCGCAATAGCCATTCCCTGGCTGCTGCCTGCCAGTCGGTAGCAGCACACCGCTCGTTTACCACGCGAATAGCGCTCAGCAAATCGCCCTGCCGGTAAAGCCGATGTGCTGTAAGCAAAGGCCAAGCCACTTTAGGGAACACACTGTTGCGGTACTGGTAGTTATCGTCTAGCTCAGCACCTGTACTGACTTCCATCCAGTGCTGTAGCTCGTCGTCCCAGCAGGATGGGTCTTCAACCAAAGGGTAAGGCTTTACATACCCTAGTACATAGTAGTCATCCTCCATGCGCACAATATTCCCACCATAGGCTGCCCACCGCTCTGTGTATGCATGCCAGCTGTCGCTTACTTGGTAATATTCACCCATGGGTACGCCTACATGGGCTGCAATGTATTCCTGTAGCATGCTGAACACTACTACGTTGGATCCGTAAGCGCCCCAAACGATGTCGTTGGAACGATTCATAACGGTCATGGTAAGGCGGCCTTCGCGAATCTTAAAACACACGCACAAGTTGCATGGCAAAGCTTTCAATTCTGGGCGTTCTAGGTCCTCCACAGGATCCCACATTTGCAAAACGGCCCGGCGCTCGTCATGACTGCGCTTTAACATGCGGATGATTTTGGGAAGCTGGTCGGTAAAGTCCTCCTCGGCACCGCCGATCATGTCAAAGTATTTGCGCCAACGGTATCCGTAGGCATCATGCCACGTTACGCCGTCATCGCTAAATTCCATCACGCGCTTGTTGAATTGTGCCAACCAAGTAGCATCGTTCCTGCCGGCCAAGGTCCAAAGACCTTCCATAAAGTGGAAGAAGGGATTAGCATCACGCAACGGGTCGAACAGCACGCGTTCGGCTGGACGTTCGTAGCATGTAGTTACTGGTTCTGGGTATTCCCAGACATCGCCAACGCGGCTTGGGCGATGGATGTGGCGTGAATTCAGCAAGGCCTTGGCTTGCTGCCAGGCATCATTAACGTTGCGCGCACGGATGCAGTACATTGCTAATCCTCCTCAGATCCTTAAACCAAGCTCTGCAGGGTAGTATCGTTCCATGCTACTGCGGCCAGTACCAAACCTGCCGCTACCAGCGCGAAGGCGCTCGTACTTGTCGAACTCGCAAAGGGACATTTCGATGTCGCGCATTTCCAATTTTGGCAGGATAGCTGGGTCAGTACGGTCTGTAGCAATTTGCAAAAGTTCGCGCATTTCCACAATCAATTGTTCGCGACCTGGTGAAGATTGTAATGGCCGTCCAGTAAGCCGGTTTAGTCCTCTTACGGCCCCAGGCCCAGGATTGGCCCAAGTGTAAATGTCTGGAGCATTGCGCAAGTAGCGTGTGTGGCGCATGTCGGTCACAACTTCATAGGCTATAAACATCCCAAAGCCACGGAATTTGCTAAGGAACATGGTAGCCCGCTCTAATGTGCAGTCCTGTTTATCCCAAGGCAGTGTCTTGTTGCGTGTCTCATTCCAAAGCGGATCCAGCACTTGCCACACCATAAAGTCTATCTTGCTTACACCAAGGGGGGCACCGCCCCCTACCAAGTAGGCTGATGTGAATACTTTCAGGCCACGCTCCCTGCGACTTTTCATTACCTGCAGAACTTGCTGCGGCTGCCACTGCTCTGGGAAACCTATTTCGGCCAAGGTGTCAATGTAGTTGATTTGGCGTGCTATGCACAAAGCAAACCACAGATTTGGGTGGTCGGCATATGGTTCGCGCCAGTTTTCGCGGATCCAAGTGGTGGTACGATCCTGCTCACGATAAACGTTACAAAAGCGGTACTGCTGCAGGATCGGGTCGTCTGTCCATGGCCAGGGCTGGCCCTGCTGTCGGCGCAGGTAAATGCGCTGGCGCTCCTCCATCCAGTATAAGAACCTGTCTAGCAGATCTGGCAGGAACACAGTCATTGTGGTACTCCGCAATTAAGCTCTTTTCGCATTATGACTGCACGATGCATTCCTTCCGTAAATTGCTTCGATGCATCCGATCAGCTTAGGTATGACAACCTCTGGGCTGTGGTTGCGCAACAGCTGTTCCCCGCCTTGTAGCAAGCTGTGCATTTGCCGGATAAAGTCTGGGTCATCCTTGCGTTTGTGACAATCAAGGAGGAGTTGTCGCAACTCCTCACCATTGGAAACTGCCAAGCAGTTTACCCCTGGGACCATTTCTGGGGCGACATCGTAGCCAAAGTCAAGCTCACCCGCGTACTTGATCCACTTCCAGTTCAGGACCAGTACGCAGCCAGCGTCGGCACCCTCGAAGAACGTGTACTGCGTCCCACCGCCGTCGCCATACATGACCGACATATCCACCATGAACCTGTACTGCGATGCAGTACGCACAGCAGCAGTGGGATCATGTTGTGAGTATCGCTTGGTCTGTCCTTGCCTGAACAGATTTGGCCACCGCTTTTGGAGTTTCCTGCTGAACACACGATTTTCCCCGCCAAACAGGGTTATGCGCAATTCTTCGGGCAGTCCGCTGTTCGCTTCCAGGATGATATCGGTCCGCTTGTCGAAATCAATCCTTGCAAGGCTGATAGCCAAATTCTGGCGCTGCTCCCAAGGTGGCCATTGACCTTCGGCCCGGATGTAGCAATGGGGGACGAAGTATGAGTTCGGGAAATACCGCCTGACTGCTTGGCGCACAACAATTACCGGCGACCGGCTAAGGTCCCAATGCTGCTGTATGCGAATTGCTTCCACGCCGTCGTGCACGACTAGGATAGCGCCGCGCTGGACCATCTGCATAGCCAGTGTGTAAACTGGCGGGCTTACGGCGATGATGATCGTTGGCCTTTGGCCAGGCAGTCGGAGCATGTCACTTCCTGTGGCAGCCGTAAACGTTACGCCATAGCCGAACCGGCCTTGATAGCCGCTGGTCTTGCGAAGGCAGTAAAGCGTAGCGTTGTGCCCCATCATCTGCAGGCCACGGACAAAATGGGCCGTGCAGGTAACCCACCCGCCAACCACGGCATCGCTAAGGTACACGATGTTCAGGTCCACACTGTATTATACGGCTGGGGCCACAGTTTCCCTTGTGGTGAGTTGCAGCCGTTAGCGATGGCGAGTTTGCTTAAAGCTTTCCCCAAAGCCTTGGGAGCCGTTGGGGCGGGGGCGGGGGACTATAGGGGGTGGGGGGGGGGCCAACAGTTATAGCTATAGCTATGACTATAGCTCCACGGTGTACTATGGCTACAGTGAACAACTCACCATCAGTGTGAATTCACTGGCTCCTTCGGAGCCAGTTCATTTCCACTGATGGTGAGTTGTTAAGCTCGCCGACTCGCCTAACGCCCTTCGGGGGCGTTAGGCGCTTTGGCGAGCTTTAGCCTGCGGCATCAATTCTTCGCAGCGAGAGAGGCTGGGGGCGTGATCAAACCAAATGCCTGGAAAGTTCCTGCAGCAGCGCCTAGACGATACCACACTGCCTTTGCAGTACAATCAAGCGGCTTTAGCATCGAAGCTTACAATTTGGTGAGAACGCTTTTAGGCGGGAACTGTTGAACGGTCTAGTACCATACACCGCCCCCGCCCCAGCGACGCAATAGCTCCCGTTCTAGGCCCCTTAGCTCACGGATTTCACGACCGTTCAGGACTGTCTGGTAGCCCGATTCGACTGTTAATACGGCCCCCAGTGGTCAAATGCTAAAGTCCGGCCCTTGGTACTCACCATAGCTTTAGGCGTATCATACTTATGGCGCAACATGGAGGGCCACCTTATGCCAAACCAAACCAGCAGCCAAGCCCAAGCCCATCCAAGCAGGGGTGGCAAGTGTACTCGCCTACAAGGCGTACAAGGCGTTTGCAGGAAGTGCGGCCAGTTTACTGCAACAATCCACATCCCCCACGGCCAGCGTAAAGCCTATTGCCCCAAGTGCTGCCCACAGTGCAGCCAATGATGAGTTTCAAGCTCCGCCCATAAAGTGGCTTTACATTGGCCGCAGTTGGTTATATAATGGGTGCCGTGCTGGTTGAATGCTTGTCATGCCGGCGTCGTTATGGGCTTGACGATATCGAATCAAGCCGATACTTTCTGCCGTCCATGATTTGCTACCAGTGCTACGGGCAGTGGCAGCAAAAACCCCAGCGTGAAAGTTGCTTTGGCAAGGATCGCCCTCCGCTAGGCCTCGATCCCACCAGCCCCGACTGCCAGGCATGCCCAGACCGACTTCCGTGCATGGCTGTGCTTGGGTACTACGTGCAGCTGCCGCGTTGGCAGTCATTCTGTAGTCGGTTTGAGCGCCACTTGGCCCAGGCTTTGGCAAACGTTGAGGGCGTTCCCCCAAGTATTGTAATCCTGCCATCCAAGGCCAACGACCGTCTGCGCTTGTTGAATCTTTACGTGTGGTCGCTGCGGTATGCAGTTACAGTCGAATTCTTGCTGCGCGTTTTGCTGGACAAGTACCGCAATGTGCGCCAGCCTAGCAACGGCTTTGCCACCCTAGGAGTGCGGGCCGCAACCCTGTGCGGGGTAAAATCTCGCCAATGGGTCGAGGACGTTGTTGCCAAGGCCTATCCGAATGGTGAGAACCACTTGGCCTACCGCAGCGCCATGATAATGCGCTTGGCAGGCATGCCTAGGATCAGTGGCGACATTTTGCAGTCTTATGGCACAGCCATGGAGCGGTACCGCCAGCGCTACTACCAGTGTGCGGAGCGCTACTACCGCCCGTGGCGTGGCAATCCGTGGAGGATGTTGTGAAGCCATTCTTTGCTGATGAGGCTTTTCAGGATCAGCTAGTTGCCCTGCTGTGTTTCGATCCAACAGCTTTGCGCAAGGCCGCCCCAGTGCTAACGCCGGATGACTTTAAGCCCTTGCCTACAATGCGTGATGGCAGGGCCAGGTGGATTGTGGCGGAACGTGCCTTGGAGCATTACCGCAAGTTTCGTGAACCGTTGGGCGACCTGCTACGGTCCGACGTGCTGCACTACGCCGACCAATTGGGCCTTGGCCAGCGCCAGATTGCCGAGCTTGAAGACTACATTGCTAGGCTGACTAGGCTTAAGCGTACTAACCCGGATGCCATTGTTGGGCGTGTTGTGGACTACAAGCGCAGCCACTTACGGGCGCAAGTGTTGCAGCAAATGGTGGAGCTGCAAGCAGCCGGCAAACTGACCGACCAAGCTTGGCGTGAACTTACGGCTAAAGTTTTGCAGCCCGTCGAGGAGTCGCAGCCCATAGACTACTTTGGCACCTTAGAAAATCGCTTGGAACGCCGTTTGCTGCGCCCCCATGGGAAGGTTCCGTGGTTCTTTATTGATCCGTTGGATGCCTTAATACGCGGGATAGGCCCAGGCGAGTTCGGTTTGGTTATGGGATATACGGCCCGTGGCAAAAGCCTAATGCTGGCGTGGCTGGCGGTGGCATATACGCTGCAGCGCCTGAATGTTTTGATGTTTACCTTGGAAGATCCGGTCACGGAGCTTGAAGATCGTCTTGATGCTGCCGTTACCGGAATCCCTAAAAGTCGCTTGCACGAGGATCCCAACACAGTTCGCCAACGCTTTGCAAGGTTCCGCAGGTTGGTAAAGGCGCAGCTGCGGTTGGTGGATGGCACGGAAGGCGGCTTTACCGTACGCCAGATGGAGGAAGTCTTTCTGCGTGAACGGGACCGTGGCTTTAAGGCTGACGCCATAATCATAGACTACGACGATGAAATTGTCCCCAGTCGCCGCTACCAGGAACGCCGTCTTGAGTTTGCCGACATTTACCGTGAACTGCGTCAACTAGCAGGACGATATAACATTATCGTTTGGACGGCGGCACAAACTCAGCGTGGTACGGAAAATGTCAAGATCCTTAGCAGTGATCGTGTAGCCGAAGACATTGGCAAGGTCCGCAAGGCTACCCTGGTGCTAGGGCTTGGTAAAGGCGATTGGGGCGAAGACAGTATCTACATCTGGGTAGCCAAGCACAAGTTTGACCGCCAGCATGTTGGCTGTAACATCATGCCGGACAAGGAATGCATGATGATCTATGACCGCATACGCACTTTGGAAGCGCAAGCCCGCTACGGCCAAGGCATAGACTACCAGGAGGAGGACGACCTGTGACCCTAGTGGAAATTTTGGAGCTGCGAGGGATCCCATACCGCCGCCACTCTGTCCGTAGTGATGAGATTCGCTTGTGTTGCCCATTCTGCACCAGTCGTGGGGAGACACCGGATCGCCGGTTCCGACTAGGGATAAACATCGCACGTGGTATGGGCCACTGCTTTAACTGCGGTTGGCGCAGCCAGAATGCCGTAGAGCGGCTGTTGGATTATTTGGGGGCGAAGGATCAATACCACCAATTGCCGCAGGATGATTCTAGCCCTGACGGGAGCTGCAGTATAGGTTTGCCTATAGGCTTCAGCATCGTTGGTACGGTTGGTGATGAACTTGATCAATTGGCCTTGCAGTATTTGCTGCATCGCGGCGTAAGCAAGCAGCAGATTGTACGGTACAAGGTCGGCGCGACATTTGTTGGCAATTACGCCTACCGGGTAGTGTTCCCTTTGTGGTACAACGGCAAGCTGCAAGGATTTGTTGCCCGTGACATTGCTGGCAAGGAGCCGCGCTACCTTAGCGGGGGTCGCAAAGCGTTGTTTAACCCAAGGCCGGCGGAGACTTTGATCCTGGCTGAAGGCGTATTCAAGGCCTTGCGCATCGAGCGTGCCCTGAACCGTCCAGTTAGTGCAACGCTGGGCAGGGAGCTGACCGATTACCAGCTAGAACAGCTCCAAGCGTTGGGTGTCGGGCATGTAGTGTTGTGGCCCGATCCTGATAAGGCAGGCAGGCAGGGTTGTATTAGCAGTGCGGAGCTGCTTAGGGCAAACGGATTTGATGTAAGTGTTGTATGGCCAGTAAGTAAGCCGGCAGACGAGGTATCCCTGGATGAAATCCGACAGTTATACCGCGTCCGCCCTTACAACTGGCAAATGCAAGCCAAACTTATGTTAGGAGGTGACTAAATCTATGCCACGCAAACGGTTGGTTAGTTGGCGGGCCAAGTTGCGCCCAAGCCAAGTTCGGCTGATCCGCAAGCTTTACTTTGAAGGTGAAAACGGTCAACGTTGGACCCAAGATCAATTGTCCAAGCGGTTCAAGGTATCACGGACAGCTTTAAGCTTTCTGTTGCGGGGAATTACGTACAGGGGTGTGAAATGACAGGCCGATTGTTACTTGTAGATGCTCACGGCCTCGCCTATCGCTCGTACTATGCTTACCAAACAATGCGTGATGCTGATGGCCAGCCAGTCGGCATGTACTATGGGTTCCTGCGCACATTGTTGCGCCTAGAACGCGAGTTCGGGTATCCCATAGTGCTGTGCTGGGATCATTATGGAGGCAAGGCTCGCAACTGGCGCTATGCCATTTACAAGGACTACAAGGCAAGTCGCAAGTCGAAACCGGACTCGGAAACACTGTTTGCCCAGATTGGCAAAATCCAGCAATTGTTCCGCAAGATCGGTCGCCCGCAGGTCGGCGCACCAGGCTTGGAAGCCGACGATGCTATCGGGATCCTAGCATCCACTGTGCAGTGCAATTCCGTGCTAATTTACACTGCCGATCATGATCTGTACCAGCTGCTGGATAGCGACAGGGTTAAGATCGTACATTCTGGTGATGGTCGCTTTACCGAGGTCACACAGCAAATTGTGGAGCGGAAATACGGAATCCCTGTACACAGGTGGCCAGCCTTTCTAGCCTTTGGAGGAGACACTGCCGACCACATTAAGCCCATCCCCGGCGTGGGGCCGGAAACAGCTTTGCGGATGGTGCAGGCTGGTGGCCGGCCAGAATTGCCGTTTGACCAGCAACCTGCAGAGTTCCGGCGCAAGTTTGCCAGTGTTGAGTCCTACTGGAGCCAAGTACAGGCAGCATACCAGGTTGCCTGTATCCCACGCAGTTTTGATGACCCGCGGATACACCACCTTGTCAGGCGGTGGAAGGTGGATTGGTCCTTAGATGTTGACCCTGACCGTGCAATGAAGCATTTTATGACCTTTTGTGCCGATCACAACTTGGTGGACTTGTTGTATTACAGGAGGGAATTTGTCCATGCAGCGATTAAAGGACCAGCCCAACTTGGGGATTGTTTGCCGCATAGCCTATAGCTATTGGCAAAAGCTTCCGCCTGCGGCTAGGGCATTTATAGACTTGGACGACATGATCAGCGATGCTGTCGCACATCTTGTGGCAGTGGCTGATCGTTACGACGGCACTTGCTCGCCAAGCACGTTTGTCTGGGTAGTGGCAAGCAACTACTGTAAGAGTATGGTGTCGTACTATGCAAACTCCAAGCGCTGCGCCGCTGTGGTCCCGCCTGAACATGCCAAACACGTTGGCTGCCATGGCGGCCTGCCGCGTGTGGAGTTGACCTTAATGGCCCGCAAGCTTTTAGCCATGGCCAGCCCAGAATTGCGTCGCGAGTTGGTGCGCTTTAGCCGAAACCGGCGCTATCGCCCATTAAGCCCATGGTTAATGGATGAATTACGCCAATTGGTGAGGGCCATTGGGGCTAATTTTGACGAGTTCCGTACAATACTCAGGGTGGTTGCCTATGGAAGTCAAGCTTGATGAGTTTCGCCGAGCTTTTGATTGGGTTGACGTGGTAGACAAAAGCCCTGCTTTGCCTACTAGTCGGTATGTGCGGATGGTTGGTACGGGTACAGAGCTAGAGCTGTACCTAAGCGGGATCACCATAGCGATGGCCCGCTGCCAAGCATTAGGTGAGCTTCACTGTGGAGTACGAGAATGGTACGCTTCGCGCCCACACTTGGGGTCGTTTTTGGGCGCTGCCGATGGTGACGTGGTCACTGTCAGTTGCGATGGCAATGTGTTGCGGCTAAGCTGCGGGGAATACAGTATGGAGCTGCAGCAGGTACACGAAACGCTTAATTACTACGATTGGGATGGCAGTGGCGATGTTTTGCAGTTACCATCCATCGTAGTCGGCAGTATGGCTATGCTTAGCCGTTACGCGGCGCGCAGTCCTGGATTGGAGCATTTGTCTGCCATCCGATTGACAAGTGGGTTTGGTGCCTTTGCTAGCGACAATGTTGCGCTAGTAGGCCTGTGCAGCCAGGCGGTTGATGCGACCTGCACCATTCCTGTCGAGCTGGCAGCTACGATCGCCAAACTAAAGACTGCAGAGGTTCGCTACAGTCAAGCTGGATGCGGCGTGGTTACCGATTATGGGTACCTGTTCCAGCCGCGGCACTTCCGGTTGGACAAAATGCCGGCAAACAAGATGGCGGACTTGCTAAAGCGCGGCATGGATGTGCCGGCAGAAGTAGTCGCACCGGTCGCCGACTTGCACATGGGCTTGCGACGGGTGAGCAAGGCGGCTAGTCGTGGCGCTGTTAGCTTGAAATCCAGTGGCGACCAGCTAACCATAGCCGTTGCAGAGCAGGACGTCAAGGTAAGCTACCGGTTTAAGCTAGTTACCGGTGGCGAGTTCGCGGTCAGTATTGGGTTACCGCACATCTCGCCGTTTGTCAACCACATTGCCGAGCTTGGTGCCACTACCATCCAATTTGCCATGGCAGAAAATTGTGCTGTAGCCAGATCTACAGTAAATGGCCATACCTATGTGCTTATGGTAGCTGCCCGTGCTTGATCTTGGCGTGCCAGTTTTGGAAACTACAGTTAACCGCGGTCCGCGTGGGTGTCGCTACTGCCCGCTGAACCAAGTTCCCGGAATCAAGAAGATTTTGGGCTTGGATCGGATTCGTGGTCGCCCAATCATGATTTGGGCTATGTGTCCAGGCTGGGAGGAAAACAGCAAAGGTTTGGAGCTGGTAGGCCCCTCCGGCCAGCTGCTGTGGAAAGCTCTGCGCCGCTATGGCGTTACGCGTGACCACGTGGACGTGCAAAATGTAGTGCGGTGTTGGCCTGCTGATAGTAGCGGTGTTGACCACACACCAACAGCGCAGGAGCTGTACTGCTGCTCCATATACAATGTGGAGGCATTGGAGCGCAATCAGGGTAGAGCCCGCGTGCACTTAATCTTGGGTGAGGTGGCTGCAAAACAACTACTGGGACCACGCTACCGCAAAGATAAGGCTGTAATATGGGTTGACGAGTGGGATGCTTATGCCGTCCTGGCTGCTCACCCTAGTTACTTATTGCGTGCTAATGCGACTAGCAGTACAGATCGCATTTACCAGCGTTGGTGCAAGCGACTGCGCGCGGCAAAACTCTTAAGCCAGCACCCAGGCCGGTACGGGTATATTAAAGCGCAGGACTATGGTGCAGTGTGCACAGCCGATGAGCTGCGCAAGCTGTGCAAGGTTCTGCGTGCCCAAGCGGAGGCTGGAAGGCGCATAAGCTTTGATGTCGAGGATGACACCATTGATGGACGCCGCATAATTCTTTCCATAGGGTTTGGTTGGGGCCACTATGATGAGAATGGCAGATGGCAAGGCGGCGCTAGATCGGTAATACTGTACCATCCAGAGGCCGACCAAGACCCCAAGCGCATCCAGCCGCTAGTTGAAGGCATTAGGTCTATCTTGGAAGATGATTCTATCCGCAAAGTTGCCCAACATGGATCGTACGATGTAAAGCAGTTGCGGGAATTGCTGGACATAAGGGTCCGTGGTTACGACTACGATTCGCAATATGCAGCCTATCTGTACGACAGCGGGTTACGAACTTATGGCTTGGATGCGCAGGCCCAGCGTGATTATCCGGAGTTTGCCGACTACAAGGAACTAGTTGCGCCCTATGATTGGCACTTGGCCAAAACTCCTTTGGCAGACTTGGTCCTGTACAATTGCGCTGATTGCGATCTTACCAAGCGCATCGAAGTAGACACGGCTCCTCACATAAGCTTGCCCTTGCTCCAAGTTTATATCGCTGTGGCCTTTGTTCTGGATGGCATGGAGCAGCGCGGGCCTTATGTGGATTGGGAGCACTACCAAGCAGTAAGCCAAGCCGTAGACCCCCTGCTGGACGAGACGCGGCGCAAACTCCAACACATAGCCGAGGATCCTGAGTTTAACCCGGACTCGCCACACCAAGTATCGTGGCTGTTGTACGAGAAGCTTAAACTGCCCGACATTAGCGGGACCAAGAGCACCGATGCCGACGTGCTAAGGCTGCTTGCAACGCAGGTAAGCAGTAAGGCCTTACAGCTTGTGCTAACTTATCGGAAGCTTAGCCGGATGAAGAGTACCTACTTGGAAGGTGCTGCCGTAAGCGCCAGGATGCATGGCGGTCAAGCCCGCACTATATGGTGGCTTACGGGGGCTGTTACGGGCCGCCTGCGCAGTGGGCGTGGCGACAGCGCCATGGCCCAAGGCGTGATGAACTTCCAAAATCTGCATGGCAACCCCTTGTTGCAGAACTTGTTTGTATCCGATCCCAATTGGCGCATAGTTTTGCAGGATCCAGAGTCGGCCTTGGACAAGCATGTGTTCTTGTCCCTAGATTACTCACAAATCGAGGTACGCATGATGGCCGAAGTGTCTGGCGACCCCCTATTGATCCGCCAGTTTCGCGAAGCCGGATGGGATGCCGAGAAGGCTAAGCTTGAAGGCAAGGACATTCACTGCCAGGTGGGGCACATCCTTACTGGGTGGCCCATTGAACAAATCGCCAAGGATAAGGAAACTAGGCGTGCGGTAAAGATCTTCCACTGGCAGTTAATCTATGGTGCTAGCAAGGAGTCATTGTATCAGCGCCTGCGCATGGAAAACGTGGACATAACCCCAGAGCGGGTCTCCGAATACTATGACCGGTACTTCCAGCGTTACAAGGGCGTAGCGCGTTACATAAGGGAACAACGCCGGCGTGCGGAGCAGTTTGGCTATGTGGAGACATTGTTCGGCTTCCGCCGCTACATTGGGCAGGATGAGATGCGCTCCACCTACTGGGCCAACCAGGCAATTAACAGTCCTATCCAAGGTACGGCCCACCAGTTGGTACTGATTGCCATGGCCTTGTTACACAAGAAACCTAAAACCTACCACCTACTGCAAATGCCCATTATGGAAGTACACGACGCATTAGTCTTTGTAGTGCCTACTAAGGACTTGCCTGAAGCCTACCAGCAAGCCAAGCAGCTTTTGCAGCACGATGTTGCCGATTATTGTTGGCGACACTTCCGGCGCAGATTGCGCGTCCCCTTGGTGGCGGAAGCCACCGCCGGCTACTGCTTAGGGACGATGCTCGAATACCATGGTGAGCCTGTTTCGGAATTCATCCCCAAGTGGGTGCAGGCCTACCAAGATCGCGGCGCTGTGACCCTTGACAAGTTTGTGGAGTAGGTGGCAGTCCCATCTGCAGCAGTGGGGTTTGGAAACAATGGCGAGTACGTATAATACTATGGAGGCCCAAAAGGTGGCAACAGAGCTTGACGAACTGATCAGCAGCTTGGACTTTATGCCGGAGAACGTTGTCCAAGCCGCTGCCGAGCAGCCAAAGCTTTTCCTGCGGGCTGCCGACTATCGTATGGCTAAGTACCGCAAGTATGTGCAAGCTGAAGGCCGTTTGGAGGCCGAACGCGCGGCCACCAGTCTTAGGCTTAGGGAGCAGGCTCGTCTTAATGGGGAGCGACTTACGGAAAACCATATTGCCGAGCTGCTGACTGTTGATGATAATTTGCGCCGCCTGCGTGCGGAAGTAGAATCTGCCCGTGAAGCTGACGAGTACGCAAAGCTACTCTTGGAGGCCTATCGCATGCGGCGTGACTGCATTCGGGTGGTGGCGGAGCTTTCCAGTGCAGAACTGGCTATGGCTCGCATTGTAGAAGAGGGGCGCGAGGCTTTGCACAAGGCCAAGAAAGCTTTGGCAGAAAAGTATCCGAGTGGCAAGCGATGAACTACCTGCAGCTAATCACGATTGGCTTGCTGCTGGCAGTAGTATTCCTGTGCGTAATTGTGCCAGCAGCAGTAAGGGCAACAGCCCGTGCCATTTTCGAGGAAAAGATACGCTACTTTCGTGAGCTACTTGGTGGCGAGTTAGCCAAAGGTTTTGATCATATCAAGCACGACTGAAAGGAGGAACTATGGTTTCTTGGAAGGAAAAGGCGCGTCAGCGCTTGAAGGAGTGGAAGCAAGGTGACACGTTCCGCCTTGCAGAAGGCGAGAATGTGTTTCGCATCTTGCCTAACAAGCGTGGGTTAGAATACGCGCCATACATTGAATTTCGTGTACACCGTAACGTAGGGCCTGACCAAGGCTTTGTGCGTTGCGGCATTGACATGGACGGCAATGGCGACTGCTGGCTTTGCAAGAAGCTGGAGGAGCTGTCTAAAAGCAAGGATCCGGCCCGCCGCTTGCAGGCCAAGGCCGCGGCGGCGCGTGAGCAAATGCTTGTGCAGGTCGCGCCTTACGACCCAGAAACTGGCCAGTTTGGTAAGCCCAAGCCGTGGTGGATCCCGACGGGTGGGCCGCGCTCGTTGGCCGTTACGATTCTTAGCTTGCTGGCCAGCAGCAAGCGTTCCTACGATGATCCCGTAAAGGGCTATAACATTACCATCGAGCGTACCGGCCAAGGCCCGCGCAACACTAGGTACGGGACTCCAATCCCCGATGACGAGCCTACACGCGTGCCTAAGGAAATCCTTGCCCAAATGAAGTACCTGGAGGACTATGTGCCTCCTTACGACCCAGAGGAGCAAAAGGCCATCTTCTATGGGCGTACGCGTACTCCGGATGAAGTCGAAGAATACGAAGACGAATACCCAACCGAATACGAACCCGAATCTGAAGCCGACGCTGGCTACGAATCTGAAAGCGAAGAGCCTGACTATGAACTTGGCGAGGAGGAACCAGAAACTGTGGACGAGGGCGATGACGAAAACGAAGACGATAACGCGAAAATTGAACCGGATGATTCAGGCAGATCCTTTGCTGACGATAGCGAAGACGTCGCTGACGAACTGCCAAAACCTAAGTCTACAAAATCAACTCCTAAGCACAGGGGCAAGTACTAATGCCTAATCGGCCTGATGATGAGGTCTGGAAGATCCGCGAAAAACTAGGCCACCTTGCTGTGCAGCCTGCGCCAGCGCAGTGGTTGGATACGGGTATTCCAGACCTTAACCAAGTGTTGGGCGACAGGCAGCGCGGCATTGCCTATGGACGCATTATAGAGGCTAGTGGCTGGGAAAGTCACGCCAAGACCAGCGTATTCCTAAGCATACTAGCCTTGGCCCAACGTGATGGCGCGGAGCTTATCCTTGCCGATTTCGAAAACTCCTACGACCCAACTTGGGCTGAACGCCGCGGCATAGATGTAAGCCGTTTGCGCGTTTTCCAGCCTTATGTTGGGAAGTTCGGCAAGGAAAAGACTCCGCGCCTTTGCACGGCGCAAGAGCTGTGTGCCGAAGTCGAGGAGGCCATTCTTACCCTAGCCCAGCGCAAGGCTACTAAGATCGCAGTGTTAGTTGATTCTGTACCTTCCATGCTGCCAGAAGGTGCAGCCATCGCCGGCCTGGAAGAACACACCATGCGCACGCAGTTGGAATTGCCGGTGTTTCTTAGTTCCTTACTGCAGCGATGGGTAGGACTGGCCCATGCTTACTCCGTAATGATGATCTTTATCAACCAGTTGCGGCAAAAGCCGCAGGCATTCGGCGACTCTGTCTACACGCCCGGCGGCTCCGCATTAAAGTTCTACAGCCACGTTCGGGTAAGACTGCGCAGGACAAAGGGCGGCAAAATTGTTCGTAAGGGTAAAGTAGTGGGGATTCAGGGCGTAATACAAAACCTGAAGAACAAAGTGGGCGGCTACGAAGGCAGCTCCATCGGATTCCGCTTGCTGTTTGATGGGCCAATTGAATTTGTCCCTGTCGAGGAGCTGGAGGAGCAGGATGAGCAGTGACGTTCTTGCCCTAAGCATGCGGCCACGCCGGCTTAGCGACTTGGTTGGGCAGGCCGATCTTGTGGCGGCCCTCCGCAAGCAGGTCGCCGCGCGCATGCCTAAGGCAATCTTGCTGCATGGCCCTACCGGAGTAGGTAAGACTACCGTAGCACGAATTATTGCCGTGGCCGTGCAGTGCGCGCACCAACAGCAATGGGGCGACCCATGCGATGACTGCTGGCAGCAGGCCGACGCTGCCGTGCATGAGATTAATGCCAGCGAACTAAATGGTGTCGAGGAAGTCGGTCGCATCGCTGAACTAGCCAGCTATGCGACGGCTACGGGGCAGCGCCGCGTAATCATCATGGATGAAGTGCAAATGCTCACCGTTAACGCGCAGAACCTGCTGCTAAAGCATTTGGAAGGGCAAAGTGGGGCTTTGTGGATATTCTGCACTACGGCACCAGCAAAGTTGTTGCCTGCCCTAAGGCGGCGCTGCATTAGCTACCAATTGCGCCCACTAAACCAGCAGGAAAGTGAACAACTGCTGCACAAGTGTGCGCAGCAGATAAAACTGGACCGTCCCTTAGCACCATTGCTTAAGGCTGCCGCTGCAGTGGGAATGGGATCGCCAGGACTGCTGCTAATGGCCTTGGAAAAGTACGCATCCGGCCTTAGCCCGGAGCAGGCCGTGGCCGATTGCGAGACCGGTCAAGACCTCGACACATTGGCGATTTGTCGCAGTTTGGTTCGTGGTGATTGGCCAAGCCTGCGGCAACAGCTTGCAAAGCTTGCGCCGGAACATTCACGCTGGGTGCGCGCTGCCGTGTGCGGTTATTTGCGTAGCATAGTGTTGAACAGTGATGGCGCGAAAGCTTTGCGCGCAGCTAAGTTGCTAGCTTTACTGTCTGACGGGAACGCGCCCTTAGACGACGCGCTGTTGCATAACTGGATTATCGGCAAACTGGCAGCAGGGTGTATCCGTGAATGAGGCTACTACTTACTGCGGATTGGCATGTTAGCCCCCAGCGCTTGGAGGAATGTGAGGCAGCCTTGCAGCAGTTGCTTAGCTTAGTGCGGCAGCACAATGTAGATGCCGTAGTACATCTAGGCGATGTAAAGGATGCCTTTAATCCCGTAGATGTACGCGTGGTAAACTTCTTGGTCAAGCTCACGGCATCCGTTTGCCAGCATACTAAGCTGTACGTATTGCTGGGTAATCATGATCGCACCGGACCCCGCGATACTGCAGAATCTATCCTCCCCGTAATGCAGGCTGCCGGAGCTGTAACGTTTGACCAGCCTGCCGTTGTTCGGATGGGTCAGTGGGACTTGGCCTTTGCTCCCTATACAAGAGATTTATCCCAACAGTCCGGTATGCTTAAGGAGCTGGCTAGCAAGTGCCGCGGGAAAGTAATCTTGTTTATGCATAGGGAAGTGCTGGGAGCACGCTGGGCGCAAACTGCGGAGCCAATAGCGCATGGCGTGGCGGATGATGCGTTAGCTGGGTTCGCTGCCGTATTTGCTGGCCACATTCACTACCCACACCAAGTGGGTAATGTGTGTTATGTGGGCAGCCCTTACTGTATTGATTGGGGCGAGTGCAACCAGCACAAAAGTTTTGTCCTAGTTGTAGCGGAAAGCGGCCTACATATTGAACGCATTGCAAGCGCCGTCCCCGGGTGGTACGACCCTGAATTGCCAGGATTTGTGCCGCCGGCATCATGGCAGGGTACCCGTGTCCGCGTGCGCGCTAGTGGACCAATAGCGGAGGCCGAGCATCAGGCAGCACAACGTTACCCTGGGGCGCTGATTACCATTGTTCCGGTAACTGACCAGTTGGTTGATGCACAGTTGGATTTGCCTGTGGATGACCATCAGCAGATTCTGCGTCAGTATCTGGCCCAGCGCGGATTCAGAGATGCGGAGCAGATGGAAGCTTATCTAGCCAGCCGGATTGGGCCGGTATATGTTGGCGTACCTGGCGCAGTAAAGTTCACGCATGTGCAAGCGCAAGATGTTTTGTGCTTCCAACAGGTGCAGTTGCCGCTAGATGCCCAGGGATTGGTGTTAGTTACCGGTCGCAATATGGATTGGGGCGGCAGGTCGAATGGGTCTGGCAAAACGTCCTTGCTTAGTTTGCCGGCCTTGGCACTGTTTGGCACTACGCTTAAGGGACAACGCCATGATGCTTGGCGCAGGCGCGGTACAAAAGGCCCCAGTTCCGTACAATTGACTATGGAAGTAGCCGGTAAGTCTGTGCAAATTATTCGACAGCGCGCGCCGTCAGGGCTGCAATTGCTGGTTAATGGAAACGATGTAGCGGGTACCGTGCACGATGTCCAGCGCCAAATCGAGTCGCTGGTGCGGATGGATGCTAATGTAGCAGGCAGCGCATTATTCCTAGGGCAGCATGAAATTGCCACCATCGTTACTGGTACAGACCGCATGCGCAAGGAGCTGTTTGGGCGTCTGCTCGGTTTAGAGCGGTACTTGCAAGCCCAGACTCGTATTCGCGAGGACATTCGCCGCTGCCAACAAGCATTGTCCGACGTGGAGCACGAGATTGCTACTACCCAACTGCTACTGCAGTCCGAGCGGCAGCGTTTGCAGGATTTGCAAAACTTTGATGCCGGCCCCGAACTTGATGTTGACAACCTGCGTGAGCGCGAATCTGCTATCGAGCATGAACTATCACGCGCCCACAAGCTTAAGGAGCAGATAACATCCCAGCTTGGCGAGCAGCAAGGCAAACTGGAGGAAATTATAGGTAACTGCGCGAAACTGGAGGAGCGGTTGTCTGCCATAAAGCGGCAGTTGGCTGCCAGTTTGCGTGTTGGGGCGCAGTGTCCGGTATGTGGTAGTCGCGTTGATCCTAGTCAGCTAACGCACCACCGACAGGAGTTAGAGTCCAATGCCGAGCAGATTGAAGACAAGCTCCGATCTTTAGCACAGCTTAGGGAACAAATACGCAAGCGCATAGACAAGCTGTCGCGCCAAGTAGAGGAGTTGCGCCGGAAGGAAGCGCAACTAACCAGCCAGTTGGAGCAACTGCGCAAAGATCGTGCTAATGCTGACAAGCAACTGCTAGCGCAGGCGTCGGCCCGCAATCTTGTGGAAAAGTGTGCAAGTCGCATACGACAATTGGAACGTCGGCTAGTATGGCACCAACAGTACCGCGATTGGTTGTTGGAGCAAAGTCAGTTTCTGCAAGATTGTCTGTCCGTGGTCGCTCCAGACGGCTTGCCAGCGCATTTGTGCGCTACGATTTGCCCACGACTGAACCGCGCTGCCGATGAGTTCGCGGAACTGTTTGCAGAAGGGCTTTTGCGCGTGCAGTTTGTAGTCAGCCAGGGTGAGTTAGATGTAACTGTCCAGAACATGCATGGTGGCGTTGGTGTGGAAGATCAAAGCCGTGGTGAACTGCGACTAGCTGCCTTAATTGCAGCATTTGCTTTGCGCGATGCGTTGGTGCGCAGCAACCTGCTGATATTAGACGAGCCGGGCGAAGGCTTAGATGCTGCCAATGCGGCCCGTTTTGCACGCGCGTTGCGGCAAGTAGCAAGCCGGTTTGGGACTGTGTTTGTTACTACGCACAGCCCGTTTATGCTTTCCGAGTTGGAGCCAGACAGGCATTATGAAGTCGTCAAGCAGAATGGCGTTGCCTGCTTGGAGGTACTGCAGTGAAGCCGGGCGGATCGCGCGTAAAAGGCAGTGCGTTTGAGCGTCACGTAGCTGCCATGATCTGCAAGGCCTTTGGCGTGCCTAAGTCCGAGTGCTACCGTACGCCCCTTAGCGGCGGCCATCCGTATGGCGACACTGGCGACTTGGTGTTAGGGCCGCAGTTATTGGCACGATGGCCGGCACTGGTGGAATGCAAGCACAGGCGTGGGTGGCGCGTGGAGCATCTGTTAGTGCCTAGCCGAGAAATGGAGCAGTGGCTGGGGCGCTTACACAGCCGTGCTATAGCGCTAGGGCGCATTCCAGTGTTAGTAGTGCGCGGCAATCGTACAGCCATCTATGCTGTAGTGCCGGATGGCCACGTACCTGCAGAGTGTTTGCCAGTTGTCCGGTTACTGGCAGCCGGTACTGTGTGGCAGGCGTGCTTGGCGCGCCAGTATTTGGAGTCGCTGGCTGCGCATGTACTGTAAGCAGCAGTATAGATACTAGTCGGAGGTGTTTATGCGTAGGAAAAGTCGAGAGGAGCTTTATGATGCATTAGCAGAGGTATTAGGTACCGAGGCTACTGCCGACAACCTAAGGGCGTTTGTCAACTATTGGGGCACAAGAGGCACTGAACGAATGCTGCGTTATAGCAGTGATAGTGAAATTGTCAGAGCACTTGATCGTGCTCTTGACTCTAAGGATTAGTTAATGGGTGTAAAGACTAACTGGACTTGCAATGTTGCTTAGCCGCGGTTGCTGAGGGCAAGACTTTGCCGCACCGCGGGCATGGCGTTGGCTTTGGTACCGCCGTTGTCCTGCCCGTCCTGCCCTATACAACCTGTTGAAACACTGACACTTATGTACGTGCCTATGCGTCGCCTATCGCACTGTCGCCGCTCCCCCACAGGCTCGGCTAAGTTGTTGAAAGCAGGGCGAATAAAGTTTTGCCGTACTCCGCCTTAGACGCCAAATTGTCTGGGTTCATGGTCGCCCCGTTGTATGCAACTTATTGAAAATGCAGGGATTATCGGCATGCCCATTAGCTGTCAATAGCGCCGTCACTGCGCGTCCCTCGCATGCTGGCTAAGTTGTTGAAAACAGGGCAAATAAAGTTGCGAAAATTTTGTTGCGCTACTCGCCATGCCGTTATATAAAGGTAGTGGAGGTAGGCGATGGACAAGAAGAAGGACGCTCTGATGATCGTTGAGGAGCTGAACTATCCGTCTTGGGTGAACATCCGCGACTTG